GAGGTTCCCGGTATCGTCAGTTACAAGAACCACTGTCGTAACGGCATACCAGCGGGCGCAAGAATTATTTGCTTTCACGGTCAGCCGAAACCAGCAAACGTAGAGGGCTGGGCAGGAGATTACTGGAATGAGTTATGACCATTTAAGCGATGACGAAATTCTCAGTGCCTTGACCAAGGTCTCGACGCAGAACCAATTACTGTCGTGGTGGGAGCAGTGTTACGGCTCACCACAAACACCGGACCCTGATTGGCAACGACGTTATTACGATGCCGGGGCCTTTGCCTCGCAACGACTTTTAATGGCGGCGAACGGTGTTGGAAAAAGTCAGACCGTTTGTGCAGAACTCGCTGCTCATGCAACCGGCATTTACCCGGAATGGTGGACTGGTAAAAGATTTTCCAGAGGTGGTTGGGAGGCGTGGATTGGCTCCATTGATAACAACATGCAGAAGATCGGGCCACAACGAGCGCTCATGGGTAGAGACCTGGATACCATGCTTGGCTCCGGTCTTATTCCAAGAGCGAACATTATTGATTTTGACAGGCGGCAGGCAGGCACTAAAGACGTAGTTGATACTGTCATTGTCAAACACGCATCCGGCGATAATGTCTTGTTGACATGGAAGACTTTCGAGCAGGGCTGGCGTAAATGGCAGTCGGGCGATCCCAAGATTATTCTCTGGGATGAGGAACCCGATGACTCTGTTGTTGATCAGAAGGACATTCTTTCCGAGACCCTGACCCGACTGGTGCGTAACTCCGGCATCTGGCTGGTTGGGTACACGCCTTTATTGGGTCAGACGAATCTGACTGAGCATTTCATGGACTCCGAAGACCCCGGCGTTTTCACCATAGGCGCTACCTGGGATGATGCGCCGCACATGAGCGCAGGGGATCGTGAACGTATTGAGAAGCAGTACAAAACAGACGCGGAGCGTGACGCAAGGGCGAGAGGCGTACCGATGCTCGGTGAAGGCCGCATCTTTACCACCTCTGAGAACGTGTTTGTGGTTGATCCACCGCAAATCCCACCACACTGGGCGCACATTACCGGTATAGACTTTGGTGGCATATCAGGCCATCCACACGCTTTAGCGCACCTTGTCTGGGACAGGGACTCGGATATTGTGTACCTGACGGACGTTTGGCGCGATAACGGTAAAACCCGCGATCACGCACACGCTATCAACGCTCGCGGTGATTGGCCGGTAGCTTGGCCGCATGATGGGATGGAGCATGACGCAGGATCGGCGAAACGACTTCACGACATTTATCGCAATCAGCACAAGGTCCATATGCTGTCGAAATCAGCCCGCTACAAGAACGAGGACGGCGGTGCACAACCCCAGTGGCCGATCATCGAGACCTTGAGAGACAGGATGGATGCCGGTAAATTCAAGGTATCGAGAACCTGTACGCAATGGCTGTCCGAATACCGCTCATACCATATGAAAGACGGCAAAATCGTGGCAAAACGCGATGATGCGCTTAAAGCCTCGTTTTACGCACTTATGATGTTGCGGTATGCTACTGCACAGACCTCTATGGGAAGGCGCTCAACTCAACCGGCGCCGTTCAGAAGCTATGCGTGATCACAATTTCTTCGAGGGTTATGCCCGCAAGCACAAGATGTTTCCGCAAAGACCTGTGGAGACCAAACTTGGGCGCGTGCTGTTGGCAGACTCAGAAGAAGCGATTCTGGAACATGGCAGATTGTTTTATCGCACCGGTTACGCCATTGAACGCTCTGGCCTGGATATTGGTAATTTTCACGAATACGATCTTAACGAGACAGGTGGCTCACATTCCGCAAAACAGCAGCGGCTTGAAGAAGCCTTGATGCACGCGACCGTTACAATGGCGCAGCTTGACGACGCAGGATACTTTGACGATGACAGAAAAGCCGATTTCAGTCAGTGACAAGAAAATCGATGTTAAAGACCTGCCGCTCATAGCAGAGCAGATAGTTCTTGAATATGATCGTCGCAAAGACAACCGCAAGGATCGTGAGAAAGACTGGAAGGAAATTGACCGGCAGTTAGCGATGCTACCGGAGCGCTCACACAAGATGGGAGCTGATAACAAGGTTGATGCGAACAAGGCGTGGTTGCCGGAAATCGAGTTACCACTGCAATCTCAAACACTCGAAATGTTGACGGCTGACTGTCGGCGCCTGTTATTCCCAAGGGGCAAAGAGTTCTTTCTGGCAAGAGCCGCTTTAACAGATGAATTTGTAACCAAGTTCAAGGCCGCAGAAACGCCGATATCCAGAGAAAAAGGCCCGTTTGAGGGTGAGGTCTCTCAGGACGACGGGGATCGCGTCGCACAAGCAGTGCTTGCTCACTATCACAGCCAGTACGATTTGCGCGGTAACGTCGATATGATCAACGGCGAAGCCCTGACCTATGGCTTTGGTGTGGGTCGTTTAAGGAAGGTCAGGAAGCGGGTTCTCGGTCATACAATGAAAGGTTCGCCCAAGAACCTCATTATCCCGATGCTGATTCCACGTTCTGCCAAGCACGTTTATCTCGATGACTCTACACATGCGGTCATGAATGAAGGTCAAGAGATAGGCCCGAACACAATCGAGTGGTACAGCAAGAAGTTCGCCGATGTAAAGGCAGCGGCGCAGTCAGACAGCACTTACATCAAGAGCCAGCTTGATCGCATCACACCCGACGACAAAGGCAACATTACCCTGATAGAGCTTGAGGGTGATCTGGTTTACGAGACCTCTCAAGAGACTATCGTGGTGCGTGACGTGAATCTCACGGCAGCAGTCGGTGACAGGAGCAAAAACACCACCTTTGGCCTGATTCGTAATCAATCGGGTGAAGGCTCGACTTACCTTGTGTTCGATTATCACAAGGAAAACAGCAGTGACAATATCGGCACCTCACCACTAATCAAGGGCAGGCCGATAAACCGCATTATGGCGCTGATTATGAATGAACTGATCGCCTCGGGTCAGTTAAAGACCCTGCCGCCAATATCCTACTCAAAAGACGATCCGGGCTTTGCCGGGACCGGTGGGCCGGTTATTCATCCCGGCGTGCAATGGGAGGGCACTGACGAGATTCAGGTACATGCTGATGTTGGTGGCGATCCCAACACGTTCTTTGCGGTATTCCAGGGTCTGACACAACTTTATGATGATGTCACAGGCGTTAACTCACCGAGACTCGGTGCTGCTACCAAATCCCATACCACGGCCTTTGCCAAGGACGCGGAACTCTCTCAGGGGGCCGTGAGGACCGTTGATTACGTCGATTCCATTCTTGATGGCCCTATAACGCGCTTTCTCGAAATGGAGTACCAAATCGCGCTTAAGAGTTGGAAAAAGCAGATTGTTTACATCGACGCATGGAACGAATTTGCGGAATTTGAGCGCGCACACCTGCCGGATATCGTGAAATTCAAGGCATTGGGAGACCGCGCACCGTCTGATGATCAGGTTGCCACGCAGCGTAAACTGAGTTCCATTCAGTTAGCACTACAGATTGATGCCGCCGCAATACAGCTTGGTGGTGAGCCGAAACTCGATCACGGCAAGATCATTGAACAGGTACTTCGCGATGGTGGCATACAGGATATTTCCGAAATAACCACTGAGGAAGGGCCGTCAGAGCCTGCGGAGGGCCAATTACCAGGGGTTTTGACCGGTAACTTTCAGTGAAGCTAAATGACGTACAGAGGCTGAAATTACGGGACTTGGGCCGTGATCCGGTATTTGCCTCGATTCTTGAAGAAGCCCAAAGTGTATCACCGGTCCCCAGGTGGAAGCCCAAAGGCGACGAAATAGAGAAACACCACAGGTGGATTTACCAGTCAGGATTTGTAGACGGGGTTGATCATGTGGTTAAATTACTGAGGAATGACTATGAGTGACGAAAAGCCAGAAGACCTGAACCCGGCAGCTAAGGCTGCGGCAGAGGAGATTCCGACGAAAACCCTGACCGATTATCTCGATGATTGGGACAAGGGAAAGAAAGCAGATGCACCCGAGGTGGGTAATGACAAGCTGTTACAGGCTGTTGCCAATCTCAGTTACAAGGTCGATATGGACAAAATTATTCCGCAAGTGAAGGGCGACCTTCAGGTAACGGATGAGTTCGTGGAGGCTTATATCAACATGCAGGGTGACAAAGACAGTCGCCTGGCGGAAGTTTGGGATAACCGGGACTCGCGTAAAGCCGAGTTCAATGAACTGATTAAAGGACTTGCCGGTGACTTCAAGAAATTCGCTGAGACAAACGCCATCGTGAAGAAAGACGAGGTGCCTGCTGATGATGACAAGGGTTTAGCTGCTGCCGCTCGCATCGCCAAGGAAGCCAAAAGCACCCCTGGACTTGACGACGTAAATTACGGCAACTTGTCGGACAACGACTTCGAGCTTAAAAAGCGTGAGATATTCAGGATTGCTAAAGGTGGCCCCGAGGCATTTGGCTAATCTATAAGGAATCATCATGGCTCTCACAATCTCCGCAACAGATACAGAGCTTCCGAAACCGTTAAACGCCGTCTTTCAACAGACGCTTTTGAGAAACGCACAGGTACGCGCGCCGTATTACCACGGTACTGCTGCCGGTGAGTTGACCAAACGACGCGGTTCAAATGTAGCATCGTGGCGACGCATTGAGAATCTCAGTGCTGCAACCTCGGCGCTCACGGAACTCACAGGCGCAGCATCCTACATGCAAGGTCGGGATGCGGCCGCTCTCTCGGTTACTGCCGTAACCGCAACCATGTCGAAGTACGGCAATTTTGTCATTCTTAACGAGGAAGTCGATCTCTATAACTTCGCCGGTCAGTTTGACAAGATTCTGCAAGTAATCGGCATTAACTCTGGTCAGTCCCTGAACCAGCTTCAGCGCGATATCGGCGAAGACAATGCCACGCTTGTTAATTCCGGTGGTGTTGCCTCTGACGGCCTCATCAATGGCATTATCACGCTGGACTCGATCAAGTTCGTGATCAATACGCTGAACCGAAATTCAGCGCTGATGTTCACCCCGATGACCACAGGTTCAGTCAATATCGGTACACAGCCGATCCTGCCTGCCTACTGGGGTCTCTGTCATCCTGATGTCGCCGTTGACATCGCTGGTTTGACGGGATTCAAGTCGGTCGAAACCTATGCCGGTCAGGTCCAGACGGTAATGGGCGAGTTCGGCACCATCGGTGTTGCCGGTCAGTCGGTACGCTTCATTAACAGTGAAGATGCTGGCGTTGACGCAGGCTCTGGCGCGCTGTCAGGTACTGACGTTCGTGAAACCTCCGCAGCGGCTGATCTCTATACCACGCTGATTTACGGTATGGATGCAATCGGTTCGGTGGGTCTGGGCGAGCAATACGGTGACGGTGTATACCGTGCCGGTGACGCGCTCGATCCGGTTGACGTGATCGTCAAGACGCCTGGTTCAACGGGTACATCTGATCCGTATAACGAAATCTCTACGGTGGCATGGAAAGCATTCCATACCGGCGCGATTTTGAATGCGGCCTGGGTACGCGGTATCCGTTCAGCAGCGACAGACCTGAGTAACTAATGGGTCTTGCAGTAAGTTGGGATGACCGGCGCTTCCTTGAACGGTTGCGCCGGTCTCAACTGTACGATGTTTGCAATCATTTCTCTGTGCCTTATCCAGTACAAGCCACTGCGGACTCTATGCGCAAGTTGCTTGAAGCTAACAACATCTCTGATGCGCATATTCAGGGGTATTTCGAGAGCAAGGGAAGGTTGCAGGTAGTTCGCGGCAAGGATGAATCTGGTAATGAACATACCGAGGTTTATCCTGTTGTTGAGCCACACCAGTCGGCGCGCTTACTAAGCTCCGGTCAGGAAATCAATTACGAGCAAGCCATTGCAGATAATGCCGCCAAGGTAGCCGAGAAAGACGAGGTTATTGAAGAACAAAGCGGTATGATGGAACAGTTCGCAGAAATGATTTCCGAACTCAAGACTGAGATTCAGGACTTGAAACAGAACACTTTACCGATGGAGAAAATGACTCCACCGCAATTAAAGGGCTTGGCGAAGCGTCGCGGCGTCGATGTCAAGGGGCTTAAAACCAGCAAGGAATTGTTGGAGCGACTGCATGAAAACCCTTCTTAATGGTGTCAATGAAGTACTGAAAAAGACAGACGTTATTGACGCTGACGGACTGTTTACGACGCTGACTGATTCAGCGCGGCAGATGTTTATCGACACTGCCATCCAGGTTATCAACGAATTTATCGACGAGCTGTATAC